CCACGGTTTACCTGGGTCTGGTAAAGACACATTTGCAAATCATCTTATCCGAGATGGTGGTAATTGGTCAAAAGTATCATTTGCCGCCCCAATTAAACGAGGACTCTCGGCGATGTTCAATATCCCGATGGAAGACATTGAGAACCCAAATATCAAAAATTCCGCCCATTATAAATTTGAGCGAAGTATCAGATACATGGCGCAAACTCTAGGTACTGAATGGGGCAGAGTATTAATTAAAGATTCCGTATGGGTCGATTTGGCCCAAGAAGGAATAGAGCATGCATGGAATAAAGGACAATCTGTTGTCAATACTGATTTACGTTTTGAGAATGAGGCTAAAAGAGTAAAAGATTTGGGGGGATTTATTGTCCATATTATTCGCGACGATAATAAATTCGATTCTGATAATAAAATAAACGGAGCAGTCAATCACGCGTCCAATATCACGTTAGATGAAAAGTACATCGATTTTGTAATTTTCAATAATGGTACAATAGATGAGTTTCAAAGCGACATAACAAAAGTAATAAAAGAGATTACAAAAGGAGCAATAAATGAGTGACACTTTTCTAATTGCAGACCAACACTTTGGCCATTGTAACATCCTCTCATTTTTAAACGAGGATGGTTCAAATTTGAGGACATTTGACTCGTGTGAAGAGATGGACGAGACTATGGTTAATAATCATAATTCAGTTGTTGGGCCAAATGATACAGTTTATTTCTTGGGAGATGTGTGTTTTGGTGCTACTCACTTTCATAATGTCATGCCAAGATTGAATGGCGCAAAAGTCCTCATTAAAGGAAATCACGATAGTTTGAAGATGTCAGCTTATAATCAGTACTTTAAAGATGTTAGGTCTTGTCACATGCTAGACAGGATTCATTTGAGCCACATTCCAATCCACCCAGGAAGTCTAAGCAGGTGGAGGAGTAACGTGCATGGGCATTTACATTCTGGAACTGTGAAGAAGCAATTATTTTCTTTAGAACATGGTTCACCGGTCTGGACTGAAATCGACGACCCTAAGTACTTCAACGTATCTGTAGAAAGGAATAATTATACGCCTGTTGCATTTGAAGTAATCAATAAGCATTTCAAAGATAATGGGCTGTGAGTAATTGAGTTATTATTCTTCCTCCAAAGATTCACAAATCAAAATAATTTGATTGTTGGCTTGACATGGTTTAAAATAATAACAGGGAGATAATTATGAAATTTTACACTTATTGCCAAACTCTTGGTAATTCTATATTATATAGAGGATATGATAAGGGCCGACAAATAATCGAAAAGATTGATTTTGGCCCTACATTATTCGTTTCCACAAAAAATAGAGACGAAAAATCTTGGAATGATTTATACAAAAACACCCCACTCGAACCAATTCAATTCAATAATATCCGAGAAGCAAAAGATTATGTAGAAATGTATAAGGATGTCCATGGGATTGAACTTCATGGCATGACTAAGTGGAACCTTCAATATATAAATTCAAAATTTCCAGGAGATATTGAATATGATATATCACATGTAAAAATTCACACGATAGACATCGAAACAGTAGATGAGGATTCCGAAGAAGGTTTTCCTGATATTCAGGCAGCGCGCATTCCGATTGTTCTCATATCTATACACGATAATATAACAGATAAAACGGTCGTATTAGGATTAAAAGAGTTTGATAAAGTTGAGTCTGATGCCTTTATATATAAAAAATTTGATACTGAGAAAGAACTATTAAAGTTTTTTATCGAATTTCAGATTGCAACAAAACCAGATGTTTGGACGGGGTGGAATACATCAGGATTCGATATACCATATATGATTAATCGAATCAAACTACTATTTGATGAGACACAAGTTAAACGGCTATCGCCATTCAATTATATTCGTGAAAAGATGGTTAATATCCGTGGAAAAGAAATTCAGACGTATGAGATTTATGGTATCATAGACTTGGATTATCTTGAACTCTATAAGAAATTCGGCACATATTCATCGAAAGAATCGTACGCATTAGGATTTATTGCCCAAGAAGAACTTGGCGAAACAAAACTTGAATTACCAGGGGTGTCATTCAGAGATTCTTACGTAAACCACTTCGACACTTTCGTGAGATATAATGCGATAGACTCAATTCTTGTTAAGAAATTAGAAGACAAGATGAAGTTGATTGAACTTGCTTTTGCTATGGCATATATGTATCATTGCAATCTAGGAGATGTATATCGCACTGTTGCTCCATGGGAAGCATTCATCTATCATCACTTGAATAAGAAAAAGATTGCAGTTCCGCCTCGAAAAAATGGATTGAGGGGGGATGTAGAAGGTGCATGGGTGAAAGACGGTATACAGGGCATGTATGGATGGTGTATGTCTTTCGACTTCTCATCCCTATATCCTTCTGTTATTCGTCAATGGAACATATCGCCGGAGACATTTAGAGCACCGGAATATGATATTAGAGCAAGAAATTTCTTGGATAATGATGCAGATGCTATTGCTGCCATTGATTATGCAAAATCAATCAATCATACAATTGCTGCAAATGGTACAATGTATGATAAATCCAAAAAAGGATTTCTAGCAGAATTGATGGAATATTGTATGACTGGTCGTGCAATAGCTAAAAAAGAAATGCTTCGACTAGAATCGGAATATCAAATTATAGAAAGGGAAATAAGTGAACGCGCAGCGCGACCGTAGAGATTGGCAATAATCATTAGAAAGGAAACATATGAATTATTCAGAAATGACTTTAGACGAGCTTTTAGAATTGAGAAATAGTAGTAGAGCAAAAATAGCAGCATTAAAAAATAAACAACTTGCATTGAAAATCGCTTAATCGTGGGCGCAATACAAAGAAATTTGTAATTGAAAACTATGTGAATTCGGTGAACATCCCAAATTGGGACAATACCGAGCCAAGCCCTAATATGGGAAGGTGTAACGACTAGGCGAAAGCCGTAGGGTCAAGTGACTCGAAGCGCATAGCACCTGTGAAGGTGAAGAGATAGTCTGTTCTGCATAGTAATATGCAGCTATATGGGATGAAATTAACGACTTCATTTAAACACAAAAGGCGAATTCTGCATTCGGCAGCATTGGCAATGAGGGGTTCCATTATTATGATTATCGCATGGCTGAGGCGATTACACTTACTGGTCAACTATCAGACATCCATTTGGCAAATTTGTTGAATATGAATTTCAATAAAATATTAGAAACAAAAGATGTAGATTATATTATTGCAGGCGACACTGACTCTGTGATTATTAATTGTCAGAGAATTGTAGATAAATTTGCGTCAAACAAATCGACAGGTGATGTTGTTAAATTTTTGGATGATTTCGCTAATAAAATATGTCAACCAATTATCAATAATAGCGTCAGTGTGATTTTTGATAAAATGAATGCTTATGATAAAATAATGGGAAGTAAGAGAGAAGCAATTGCGTCAAAGATGTTATATCGAGCAAAAAAGAACTACGCAATGTATGTATATAACTCCGAAGGGGTTGCATACAATCCACCTAAACTTAAAGTAATGGGAATTGAGATTGTAAGGTCGTCTACCCCTAAATGGTGCAGAAATAAATTAAAAGAATTATTACAGTTGATGTTTGAATCAGATGAATATACTCTACGAAAGAGATTTTTGGAACTGGAGAAAGAATTCAAAACATTGCCGCCTAGTGAAGTAGCATTCCCGCGGGGAGTGAGTGATATTGGCAAATATTTTGCAAATAATGCAATTAGAACCGGCATGACAGTACCTATGCATGTAAGGGCAGCCTGTCTGTTCAATATGAATGCAGTTAAATTCAAACAATATCAACAAATTCAAAATGGGGACAAAATAAAATTCTTATATTTGAAGATGCCAAATCCAATTAGACAAAACGTAATAGGCTTTCCTTCTAATATTGATTTGCCTCCTGAATTTAAACTGCATGGATACTTAGATTATGATACGCAGTTTGAGAAGACAGTAGAAAATGCAATGAAATCATTGACAGATTGTGCTGGCTGGAAATTGAGAGAAGAAAGTTCATTAGAATCATTTTTTGACTGATAAATAATTGCATGGTATCCGACTCCATGCACAAATCAAAAGTCGTAAATGAAAGGAGAAATACATGAGTCTATTAGACAAACTTAAAGCAGTAGGTTCAATTAAAGCAGAAACAGTAGCAGCATCAAGTTTCTTTGCTCCAAAAGATTTAGTTCAAACAAATATCCCTATTATCAACGTAGCATTTAGCGGTATACTTGATGGTGGGATAGTATCAGGTCTTACAATTCTTGCAGGACCTTCAAAACACTTCAAATCTAATCTTGGTCTTGTTTGTGTAAGTTCATACATGAAGAAATATAAAGAGGCCGTATGTTTATTTTATGATTCTGAGTTCGGCATTACTCCTGAATATATGTTATCGCATGGAATTGACACAGAACGAGTATTACATATTCCACTTGAACACATCGAACAATTAAAATTTGACATCACAAAGCGCCTAGCAGAAATTAAAAAAGGTGATAAGGTAATCATTTTTATCGATTCTATTGGCAATCTTGCGTCGAAGAAAGAAGTTGAAGATGCAGAAAATGAAAAGTCAGTAGCTGATATGACTCGAGCTAAATCACTTAAGAGTTTGTTTCGTATTATTACTCCACACCTGACAGTAAAAGATTTGCCATGTATTGCAGTCAACCACGTATATGCCGAAGTGGGACCGTTCGCGCGGACGGTCGTTAGTGGTGGGTGTTTGCTTGCAGGCACACAGTTAGAAATGGCGGACGGTCAAAAGAAGACTATTGAATCTATTAATGTAGGAGATATGGTGAATACATTAAATGGGCCTAAAAAAGTAACACATACATGGAATCCAGATACGTTGTTACACGGAACCCCAGAATGTATTAGATTTACATTTGATGATGGTTATTCAGTAACAGTTTCAGAAAATCATCCATTTTTAACATCGGAGGGGTGGGTAGAAGCAAAAAATCTCACAGAAAATCATATTTTTGTGGTTAGATGATTGACATCCTCTACAGAGGGGCAGTTAAAATAGGGTGAAAATAATCAAGGAGTGTAGCAGCGGCAAATACTATTACCGAGGCAGAATAACAAAATAGACATGGAGAAAAGAAAATGAAATTAATAAAGATAGAGAATGTTGGGATTAAACCAGTATATGATATATCTGTGGAAGATGTTGAGCATTATATTCTTGAAAATGGTATTGTTACACACAATACGGGCCTCTACTATTCCTCAAATCAGATTTTCATCATCGGCAGGTCTCAAGAAAAGGCGGGAACAGAGGTGGTAGGTTATAATTTTACAATCAACATTGAAAAATCGAGATTCGTGAAAGAAAAAAGCAAACTTCAGTTTCAGGTTATGTTCGATGGTGGTATTGATAAGTATTCTGGTTTACTTGAACTTGCATTAGAAAGCGGGTTTGTTCAAAAACCTTCTAATGGTTGGTATATAAGAGTAGATAAAAATACTGGTGAGATATTGGATGAAAAGAAAGTCAGAGAAGCAGATACTCATAATAAAACATTTTGGGCGCCGATTTTATCTAATCCAGATTTCTATAAATTCGTGAAAAATAAATTTCAATTGTCAGTTAATCCAATGAACGCGGAGGTGAAAGATGACAAAACTATATAAAGTGCGCGAACCGACCTCTACTGGTGTTTGCCCTATTCAAATCACCGATGGTAAATTCAGTGGCATTACGTTTGCTTATGGCAGAGTAGCAGTTGAGGAAATAGAAGATGCCGCCAAATTATCATTTGTATATGATGTGTTCGAAGGTGAAATTGATAAAAATTCAACAGAAGAATTTGAAAAGTTGACAGGAGATATATTAAAAGATATTCTTATTGAACAATTGAATGCTAACGAAGTAATTTACACTGGTGGTACTGATGGAATTAAAAATTGAAAATATTGTATTGGAAAATTTGATTAATAATGATGATTATTTTAGGAAAGTATTTCCTCATTTAAAAGAGGAATATTTTAGTACAAAAATAGAAAAGACACTGTTCAAATTCATTACCGTATTTGCTGAAAAACATAATAAAGCACCTAATCAAAAGATTTTAGGATTATTATCAAAGGAATATTCTTCTTTTACTCAAGAAGAATATATTCAAGCAGAATTGTTTGTGAAGGAATTGAACGGCAAAGAAGAAAATGTAGACTGGCTCATCGGCAGGACAGAGAAGTTTTGTAAAGATAAAGCATTCTATAATGCTGTCATGACTACAATTCAAGCAATGGATGGGAAAGACTCAAAATTGTCAGTGGAAGCTATGCCATCCTTGATGCAAGATGCACTGGCGGTATCATTTGATAATAGTGTAGGGCATGACTTCTTTGATGATATGGAATCTCGTTTTGATTTTTATCATTTAAAAGAAGATAAGATTCCATTCAGACTGTCGTATTTTAATAAAGTTACTAAGAATGGTATTCCTCGCAAGACACTAAACGCTGTTCTAGCAGGGGTAGGGGTAGGTAAATCACTTTTCCTGTGTGATATGGCAGCAACATCATTAAGTCAAGGCTTCAATGTGTTGTATGTCACGCTGGAGATGGCGCAAGAAAAGATAGCAGAACGCATAGACTGCAATCTACTTGACATCGATGTTGATAATTTAGGTAGATTGAACAAAGATGATTTTATCGATGGAGTTACTGGCATTAAATCCAAGACTCGTGGACAACTAATAATTAAAGAATACCCTACTGGTGGTGCTCATGTTGGGCACTTTAGGGCATTATTGGAAGAACTGAAACTCAAAAAGAATTTTCTCCCAGATGTTATTTGTATTGATTATATCAATA